CTGTGAACCGTCACACCACAGTCTGCCTTTGCCCACCATGCCATCGATCCACTGATTGACATACCGTCGGGGCGGGGCTGCTCTACTCCAGAGCGGTTGATCTTTGATGGGTGAGCCACAAACCATGTATGTACGTCGTGCGCCTTGCAGAACCGCTGCACTCTTGTGAGCATGTTGGATATCGCTTCAGTCTCTGTGCTGTTGGTTTTATCCAGATCGATGTAATTGTATGGGTCGATGACCAGTCCCCGAATGCCCATGCGTTTAACCGCTATGCGGGCGCGTTCGAGGATGGAGTCGAGGGTGCTGGGTTCCTCTCCGTTGTTATCGATAAACAGGAAGTGATCCGATACCCATTTAAACGCATCGTCCCGCTCCTGATCCGTCATCCTGCCTTTGCCTTCAAAGAACCGCTTCTTTGTGTAAATTTCCATCAGCCGGGAGATGTGGATCTCAGGTTGATTCTCGAACGAGCAGACCGCGAACTTCCAATCATGGTTCTTGCCAAGGTTGACCATGAGTTGATCGACAAAGTTGGATTTGCCCGATGATGGATAACCTGTAACCACCGTGAGTTGTCCCGGTGCTACCGTGTAAATCGTATCCACTGATCCGTAGCCCGTGCTGAATCCCTTCCCCGTGCCCTTCGTGTACAGGTCGTTTAAACGATCCTTGAACGCCGTTGGTTCGGAGAGACCGGCGATGGGGTAGGGCTGCGCGTCTGCGAGGATGCCCTCAATGATCTCACTGGGTGTCTGTGTCGGGTCATCGTCTGACAGAAAGACCTCGTTCAAATCTTTCTTGTTGAACTTTGCGATCCTGCATTTCTCTTTGCCGATCCTTCGTGCAAGCTCTTCTGCCAGTGCCTGACCGGGAGGGTCTTGGTCTGTGGCGAGGATGATGTACGGTGCTGCGTCAATGATTTCTCTGGCGTTCCAAACATAAGAAAACTTCTTGTCCTCGCTGGGTAGGACTTTCCCATCTGCCACCTTGATGGGCGCACCTGATGGGACTGATACAACGTTCTGTATTCCTGCCTCGATCAGGGTTAAACAATCTATCTCACCTTCGACAATGATCAGGGGCTTGCCCTTCTCCACCTTGTCCAGAGCAAAGAAGTCATGCGCCCCGCCTTGGTCTTGGGTGAAGTCTTTCTCTGGGAAGCTCCGATACTTGGCTGCGATCAACGCACCGTCCCGGTAGTAGGGGAAGCCAATGGCATCGGACTTCTTGTCCAGCCGGTTAAACCATCTGTCTGCTGCAAACAGTCCCATCTTGTCTGCGGTTTCTTTGGATATGCCCCGCGAGGCAAGCCAATCATAGTGGCGTTCTTCCAGCTTATTGCTGGTTATTACTTTCGATGGAACGGCAGACAAGGTTATCTCCTGTTTCTTGGGTTGTACTGAACCATTGGCTCCGCAGTGATGGCAGTGGTAAACGATTGCGCCATCGGGCTTGCGGGTCAACGTCATATCTTTTGACCGCTGCTTTCTACGCTCCGGGGTACATTCGGGGCAAGAGATGCGGGCAGTTTGGTCAAACGGGTAATGGGCAATTACGTCAGCAATCATTTCATGCTGCCGTCTTTGTTTCGTTTAAAGCTACGGTTCTTCGATGGAGGCTGGAGAGTAACCCCGTCCTTGTTGGTGCCTCCCTTGGACAGGGCTTTGACATGCGCCACATCTTTGCCTTGGACATTTAAACCCTTTGCCTTGGCTTGACGGCGGGCTGTGTTGCGCTGCGCCCGGTTCTTCTTCTGCTCTTCTGTACCTTGGTAATTGTCGTATTCTTTACGGTAATTTCGCATGGTTCACTGCCTCATGAAATCGTTCGATGTTGGTTAAATGTTTTTCTGCGACAACACATCTCATGCCATAGTCAAAATCGTGTTGCTCTGCGTTAAGAAGAAACTTTTTTTGACTGATGAACCCATGTATTTTTACCACTGCTGGCGATTGAATGGAACATAAAACTGCCCAGTCTGTAGAAAAATCTTCTCGCTTGTTGAATATTAAATATCTGTCCCCCTTTACATAGGCATGTGTGCTGGTTTTTATTTGGATGGTTTGTCCGTGATGGGTCATATCGACGTTCCCATCCCCACCTATAGTTATCTCTGTTTTAATAGGTATGAACAGTGCCTTGCTAACTGCAACTTCACCCAGCATCCCTGCGTAGTGGATAGCAAAGTCACTTTGATTTGAGATGCGATTGTTGTTTACCTGCCCGTGGTTTAACTGGGTAGCCTTCACACCTTCGATGACTCCTGCGTGGTGTGCTGCCATGATCAGATCATGAGCATTTAAATTAACGATCATTTATATGTCTCCACCATGCTCTGAAAAATCCATATAAGAAAACCAAGAGACAACCAAAAGCAATACCAAGAAGGAAGGAAAAAATGTCAGTCATCCATGTCCCCTTGCGAGAACGAATTCTGTGACTTGATGCAGAGCGTAGTCATGCCCATCAGAAAACATGGTGTTTCTGTCGCGCTCCATTCCAACTAACTCGTCAATCATTTCAAGCACTGCTTTGCGTTCTGCTTCTGCAACTAGGTTGGCAAAGCGTTCAAGCTGTTCATGGTCTAGCATCACACCCCAACCATCAGGTTGTCTGCCGCCAGAAGCTTCCTCTGCCATGCGGATAATGTCATCTCTGTTCATTGTTCTCCCCTTGCTCTGATAGCTGCGGCGATAGCGAGAGTTCCGTAACCTTCGATGCCCATCTGCTCAACAAGGTTTGCCATCGTATCGCGCTCTGTCCCTGCGACTAGCTCGGCAAAGTGCATGAAAAACTCAATGACATCCTCTGGTAGTTCATCAGATTGTTCATAGTCTTCAATCTGAGATGCGCTCTCATGCACCATGCGGATGATGGTTTCCCTATCCATGTTTCTTTACTTTCCAGCGAGACAGCAGAGGATAGGAATCCCTGCGAGCACCCATCACCGCCAACTCATCCCACCTGTACTCTCTGAAGTTAACCAAGTTGTAGCCGGGACCAACAAACTTATCCACATCTCGGTAATGCGGGACATACATGATTTCCCCCAAGCGATAAACCGCTGTGACAACAAGCTCTGCCTTTGCATCATGACCCATGTCTTTCCCCTGAATGTTAATAAATTATTACTTATCACCCCAAAGACCCCCCCTACCCCAAACAAGAGTAAGAGAGGAGAGGTATCACCCGCCTATACAGGCATCGTCATGCCAGCTTTCGCTGCGCCCCCAGACCTGACGATTCGACCAGTCCCACGGATTGTTAAGGATCTGCCCCCGCTCACCGAAGTGGCATACCGTGTACCCTTTTCTTCCACGCAACCGGGATAGGTTCTTACTGACGGATGGAGTCCGAGATGGACGTTGAGGAAGGACGAAAAAAAACCGCTAGGTCAGACCCCGGTGGAAGAAACACCCTTGCGAGTGTCACACCCCATACGGGGTCGGAGTCTGAACTAGCGGTTCTCATCGATGTCTTCCACGACACCAATCTGTTCGCATTATTTTCCAGAGGAATCTGGGCTGTCAATACTTTTTTGCGCGGCGGTAACCTATTTTTACATCGATGTGCATAACTCACTTTTTTTATTTGGGGGTGGCTCACAGGATGAGCCTGCGTTTAAACGCCATGCGGACGGTGCGGACGGTCGCATCCCCCCTTCATTCTGGCAAAAAGAAAATGATCGTTTAAACTTACCGGGCGGGCTTGTCACCCGCTCTTTCTCCTTCAGCCTCCGGTGACTCGGAGGCTTTTTTTTGGAGAGGCTCGACCAGTATCTCTGCCCTTGGACATTCCTTGTCCAGTGCCCAGTAGATATGTTTCTCTTTGACCTGACGGTCGTTCCGGTAGATCAGCCCCTGCATCAAGTCCAGAATCAAAGACTCATCTAGGTCTGGCTTACGCGAGGCGTAGTAAATCTTTATCTTTACGGCAACAGCGCATTCGATCAACTCATGCTGCGGGCATTGCTGTTTAAACCTATCAGAGTAGAACAAAGCTTTCTCCGACTTGATCACCCGCATTGACCCGCCAATCTTTACCACCCGCCTTGAATTTGCCTTGCTGGCAGGCTCACCAAAAATAGTGAAAGAAATTGCTTGCGCTGGAGGGAAGCTAGTACTATTATCTTTGGACATACAAGTAGGAGGGTAGATGAAGATCACAAATCGGTATGGTGTCCCAGACAATCTGGTCACCCTTGCATCCAGAGAATACTACACAAAAGGCAAGTCGCAGTACAGCGTGACCGAGTTGCTTTCTCCCCCGCGAGTCAAGCGTTTGAGGGAGAAGCACAATGAGAACATTGAGCAGGATGTCGCTGACATGCTGTGGCAGTTGTTAGGTTCTGCGCTCCATGTCGTGTTTGAAAGAAGCCAATCCCCCGGCTTCGTGACAGAGGAGCGTCTTTTCTGCGAGGTCGATGGGGTGACCATCTCTGGGCAGATTGATGTCCAGCAGGAAACCCCAGAGGGCGTGGTCATCATTGACTACAAGTTCACCAGCGCGTGGGCGGTGATGCAAGACAAGGTGGAGTGGGAAGAGCAGTTGAATGTCTATGCGTGGCTGTTGCAGAAGGTGAAGGGTAAGCCCGTCGCAGGGCTGAAGATCTGCGCCATGATCCGCGACTTCTCCCGCCATGACAAAAGGGAAGACTACCCAGACTCACCCATCCATATGCTGGAGATCCCACTGTGGGACTTCGAGGTGACCGAAAGATTCGTCAAGGAAAGATTGCACCAGCACCAGCTTTCCAAGATGCAAATGGAACTTGGGGAGAACCTGCCCAAGTGTTCCGATGCCGAACGGTGGATGTCGGAGACCGTGTATGCAGTGAAGCGAGAGGGCAGGAAGACTGCCATCCGTTTGTTTAAATCATTAGATGAAGCCAATGAACTGGCGATTAAGGAGAAAGGTTATGTCGAATCAAGAATTGGAGAACCAAGACGTTGCGCAGGAAACTTCTGTGGAGTCGCAGAGTATTGTGACCAATATTCCCAATGGCTGGGCAAGCAGCCCGGTGGAACTACTGAAGCTGAACGTCAATAGTCACACCGAGAAGAAAGGCAACCTGACCTACCTGTCTTGGGCATGGGCATGGGCAGAAGCTTTAAAGGCAGACCCGAGTGTGAACTTCATGGTTCACATGTTCGAGGGCAAACCTTACATGAATGTTAACGGCGACGGCATGGTCTGGGTCACAGTCACCATGTTTAACAAGCCCATGACCTGCTTCCTGCCCATCATGGACTTCAAGAACAAATGCATTGCCGATCCTGATGCATTCGAGGTTAACAAAACGATAATGCGCTGTTTGACCAAGGCTTTAGCGTTGCATGGTTTGGGGCTTTATATCTATGCGGGTGAGGACCTACCCGAAGATGTGGAGAAAACGCCTCCTACGCCAGCGGCAAAGGCTGCAAATAGCCCTGACGCGCAGGATGCTGCCAAGGACATTGCTTCGCTGGAATTATTCGTCCAAGGCATCCGGGATTTCATTGGCGAATCCAAGACTGAGGAAGACCTGATTTCCTTCTGGAAAAACAATCAGGTTCAGCTTGATGAATTGAAGGCTGCTCTGCCCAAGCTGCATGGGGAGGTGGTTGAGCTATTTAAACAGGCAAAAGCCAAGGTCAAGAAATGACGGGGCTACGAGAAGCGGCGCAGATGGCGCTGGAGGCACTACAAGAAAGCAAGCCGATTGATATTGACGACCCAGCGGCTTTTTACCGCAGTGCTCATGCAATAGAAGCCCTCCGCAAAGCACTAGCGCAGCCTGAGCGCGAATGGCAAGGGCTAACGGATGAGGAGCGGCAGGAGTGTTTGTATTCCGATCCTATTTTTGGGATGGCTGCGAGTACGTTTGCCCATGCCATCGAAGCCAAACTGAAGGAGAAGAATTATGGCTAAGTTGCCTTACACAATCACTATCTGCCCAGATGAGCCGAACCCGAAGCAGTTCACAGCTCTAACACCTGCAATCGTTCGGGCTTTACGCTACACAAACGACTTGACGATAGACCAAAGGCAGCACGTTTATCCATCAGCGCCACAAGCAATGACGCAAATTAACTGCCATAAGGAGT